TTGTTGGCGGCGCGATCACCGATCCACTGGCCGCAGTCACGACGTCGGATCAGTCGATCAACCTGAACTTTGCGACGCAGACCTATCAGGTTGCCGCGCAGTACGCCATCTGGGAGTAACCCATGCCACTCGTCTCAAAAACCTTCTCGCAGATCATCACCTTCACCCGCGCATCGACGGCCACCTACTTCGACTCCGCAGGCACCCTGCAGAGCGCCGCCATCGACGCTCCCCGCCTGGACTACAACCCCTCCACCCTGGCGGCTCAGGGGCTGCTGATTGAGGAGGCGCGGACGAATCTCATTACCTCGTCAGCGGCCTTGCCTGCGGGGATCAACGTCACAATAACTGCCGATACCTTTGTTGCGCCTGATGGTACAACCACAGGAGATCAAATACTGGATAACGCAACTCTTGGTGAGCATTACAGCGATTCGTCTTTCACCCCCGTTGCGGCAACAAACTACACGTTTTCGGCCTTTATCAAGAACATTGGCGCACTTAGTTCTGGTTTTGCTTGCCTGCGCCTAGCGGGTGATTTTAGTGCTTTTGTAATTGTTAACCTGTCAACTTTTGCAGTTGCTGTTAATGGCGGCGCAAATTTTGTTTCCTCAAGCGTCCAAGCAATCAATAACGGCTGGTACAAGATATCAGTTACCGGTTTGTCGGTTGGGACGGTTGCGTCGGTTGCAAGAATCCAAGTGACAGATGCAGCAAATCTCAACTTGTATTCGGGCACTGGAGAAGGTTTTGCAGTCTGGGGCAGACAACTCGAAGCCGGAGCCTTCCCCACCAGCTACATCCCCACCACGACCACAGCCCTGACGCGCAGCGCCGACGTAGCGTCGGTGAATACGTTGAGTCCTTGGTATTCGGCGACTGAGGGGACGTTGTACGGTGAGATTACAGATGCGGCAATTACAGTTGGTGGCACATCAAGGCGTATTGCAAACATAAACGACGGCACGGAAGCCGACAGAATAACTGTTGGATGGGCAGGAGTGACTGGAGCATTCGCAGCGTTTGTTACTGATAACTCAGTAGCACAAGCGGCTTTTAGCTCACCATCTGGGGCATATCCATTCCCCACAAAAGTGGCTTTGGCATACAAGGCCGCTGATTTCCAATCTGCCGTTAATGGAAATGCTTTTGCTACGGTGTCCAGCGGAACTGTTCCGACAGTTAACCGCATGACAATTGGAGATGTTGTCACTGGTGGCGTGGGGCCGCAAAACCTTAACGGGCACGTTCGCCGCATCACCTACTACCCCCGAAAACTCAGTTCAGCAGAACTTCAAGCAATAACGGCATGACCACAGCAGAACAAAACCGCGAAGCACAACGGCGCTACCGCGAGCGTAACGCTGAGGCTGTCAAGGCCAAAGCGCGTGCTCAAGCTGCCAAGTACCGAAGCCAAAACGCGCATCTGGGCGTACTTGAAGCCGTCACCAACGTCGAGGCCTTCTGGTCGCGTGTGGGCATGGCCGAGGAAGACGCCTGTTGGCCGTGGCTGGGACCGAAGACAGATCGAAAGTACGGTGTGTATTCCCCTTTGCCGGGTGTTCTGTTGAGGACTCATCGCGTGGCTTATGCGCTGCACAACGGCGGCATCAACGATTCCATGCTGGTTTGCCATCGCTGCGACAACCCAATTTGCTGCAACCCCAAGCATCTGTTTCTTGGCACTGGCAGCGACAACATGCGCGACATGGTTGCCAAGGGGCGCAACAAGCCGCTCAGTGGCGAGCGCAACCCAAGCGCAAAGCTGACGACCGAGCAAGTCCGTGCCATTTACCTTGACCCACGCACCAATGTGGAAATTGCCGCTGCTTATGGGGTGGCTGGGTCGCTTGCGTCTTTGATCCGCAGGCGCAAAGTGTGGGCCGATGCAACGGCTAATTTGCCAGATTTGCCGCGCCGCAAGACGGGTAAGCGAGCATGACCGCATTCCTCCGAGGCTTCTGGGACGGCTTGGCGTTGATGCCGCTGGTGCGGTGGATCAGGAAACGCAAATGAACGACCCCTTCGACCCATTCAACGAGGTGCCCATGTACCAAGATTTCATGCTCCGATTTGCCGACCAAGCCGAGGCTGACAGCGTTCTGTTCACCGAGCAGACCAACGTGCAGGACGATGTGGTGGAAACCGTCAAGGTGCCCAAATACGCCGCTGTTGACGTCATCGGCGTCATCTACAAGCCCACGGGCAATCTGCTGACCACCGACGAAGGCGAAGTGCCTGAGATGGCTCCGGTCGAAGGCTGGCACGCGAACGTCAGGCACAACATGCCGTCGTCTGAACTGGCCCCGTATCACGTGTATCCAAAGGCTCCGGTGAGGGGTTGGGCTTGATCGAAGCCTCCATCACCTACAAAGGACCCGGCATGCTCGCCTCTGTTCTTCGATCCAGGACCATCTGGTTCGCCATCGCCCTGGCCGTTCTCAGCGTGCTGCAGGGGTTCGTGCTGCACCTGCCTCTCTCACCCTGGGGCCAGGCGCTCGTCGGCTCCGGCATCGCCGTTGCGATCGTCATCCTGCGCGCAGTGACAACTCAGCCTTTGGCAGAGAAGTGAACGCGCTTGACTCGCAACTTCACAATGCTATAGTTCGCCCCGGGTCACTGTCTTTGCAGTTCCCTCACCCCAACTTAGTTGCTTTCAAGGCCGCCCAAAAAGGGTGGCCTTTTTCTTTGGTGCGATGAAGTACGAAGACTTCCAGACGCCGACCTGGAAGCGGCTGACGCAAGGCCTTGAGCAGCGGCTCGAGGAGTTGCGTGAGCTGAATGACAACCAGTCCTTCGGCCCAGAAAAGACAGCGGCGATTCGTGGCTCGATCGCCGAGGTCAAACGAATCCTCGCCCTTGCGGACGACGCAAGCGCGGGGCAAGCAGTCTCCCCCGAGGAACTCCTCGGCGAAGACAACCCGGCCTGACGGCCACCCGTGAGACGAGAGCCCAATGTCAACCACCACACAGGAAAGAACCAACCCGCAGGCCGAAGCCAAGAAGATCTGGGACGAGCTGGACGCAGAAGAGACCGCAAGCCCGGTCACTGCAGAACGCACGGCCACAGACGAGCAACTGGAGCAGGCGAGCAGCCAGGCTCCCGCTGAACAGCAGCCCGCCCCCGCGGCCGGCACGCAGCAGCAGGACGCCCCAAGCCCTGATCAACAGGCTCTGATGGATCGCATCGCCGGTTTGGAGTCCGCTCTGAACCAGACGACGCAGCGACTTCGGAATGCAGAAGGACACATCGGTGGCCTCAACAGCCAACTGAAGCAGCAGCTTCAGACGGCCCACCAGGTCACAGCCCATGGCGGCGAAGCACCTTCGGCGAAGCAGATCGCCGAGGCGCAGAAGTCATCCAAGGCGATGGAGAACCTTCGGCGCGACTACCCAGAGTTCGCCGAGGCGATGGACGCAGCGCTCGAGGAGCGGCTGCAGGAAGTGGTCAAGCGGATCCCGCAGCAGCCACAGCCTGTGCAGGCCCAGCCCTCGGTCACCGCTGACGACTTGAATCGCCTGCAGTCGGAGTTTGCGGTGGAAGTGCGCCACCCGGGTTGGAAAGAGACTGTGACGCAGCCTGTCTTCCGAGGCTGGCTGGAGAGGCAACCGAGAGAAGTGCAGATGCTGGCGGCGAGCGCAAGCCCGCAAGACGCTGTGCGACTCCTGGACCTCTACGCAGACGGCACGAAGACGTCGGCAGCAACAAGAACGCAGCGCCTGTCGGCTGCGGCGGCCATCCCTTCAGGTCGCTCTGGTTCGGCTACCCGGACCAAGGCGGTGGAGGACATGACGCCACAGGAGTACTGGCGCTACCTCGATGAACTTGATCGCCAAAAAAGGTAACCGATCATGACCATGCAGACCTATTCCCTGGTTCCTTCGCGGAACCTCATCATGGCCGAGCGCGAGATGCTCAAGCACGCCGAGCCCATCAAGGTGCTGGGCAGCTTCGGCATGCAGAAGCAAGTGCCCCAGAACAAGACCGACACGGTCGTGTTCCGTCGCTCCCTGCCGATCGACGCCGGCACCAACGGCGCGCCGAACGTCACCACCAGCAACTATTTGCTGCAAGAAGGCGTGACCCCCTCGGCCCGCACCATCACGTACCAGGACGTGCAGGTCACCCTGCAGCAGTACGGCGTGCTGATGAAGCTCTCGTCCAAGGCTGAGTCCATGTACGAGGACGACATCCCCGGCGACATGACCAAGCTGGTGGGCGAGCACATGGCCACCATCGAAGAGCTGATCGCCTACGGCGTGGTGCGCGGTGGCACGAACGTGGTGTTCTCCAACGGCGCTGCCCGCAACGCGGTCAACACCGCCATCACGCTGAACAAGCTGCGCCAGGCTGCTCGTCAGCTCGAGTCCGCGCACGCCAAGCGCGTGACCGAGAAGCTGTCTGCCGGCCCGAACTTCGGCACCTCCGGCATCCACCCGGCCTACCTGGTGTTCATCCACACCGACATGGAAGCCGACATCCGCAACCTGGCGGGCTTCACCCCTGTCGTCGAGTACGGCACCCAGAAGCCTGTGCATGAGCGCGAGATCGGCGCGGTGGAGCAGTTCCGCTTCATCACCAGCCCGTACTTCCGCCCGTTCCTGCAGGCTGGCGGCACGATCACGGCGGGTGCATTCCTGTCCAACGGTGGCACCGCTGGCACCACGGCTGACGTCTACCCCCTGATGGTGGTGGCTCAGGAGGCCTGGGGTCAGGTGGCACTGAAGGGCATGGGCGCGATCCA